AACGTACTCCCAATATGCGCCTATCGCTTTTCGCGGATACGCTAAGTTCACGAACTATTCCACCAAAGCGACTTTGGCTATCGTGCCCGTTAACAGCCAAAGTAATAATAACTATACATTTTTTACCTATGTCAATCCGTCATCGATATACCAAGTTATGGCCAATTTCACAGGCGGTTCGGCAACTGTTCGGGAACAAGTGGATTACTGGGTAGAAATAACCTACGGCAAAGTGGTATAACAATCAGCACAATGGAATACATCGCAGCGATCATAGCGGCTATCGGCACCATCATAACCGCATGGTTCAAATACAACCAGTACCGACGGGACAAGATGACCGACCTGAAAATATCCCAGATAAAGCAGGATATGTCGGAAACTTCCCTGCGTCGGGTAGACAATTCGGCAATCGTGTTCGGCGAACTGTGGGACATACTGTACACGCTGGATGCCGACAGGGTATATATTATCCAGCCTCACCCGCTGGGCAACGAGGCTTACGTTTCGATCTACTTCGAGGTGAAGCGTAAAGGCATCGACGGGATGAAACAATATATCCATGACATAAGCATGTCGGACATGCCCAAATTCTGTGCGGACCTGAACCGTAATCCGTACATCCACATATCCGACATCGAGACGCAAATGGACGATATGTATGCCCGTTCGCTCTTTTCCTCTCACGGCAGCTCCATATTAGGGATATACCGTATGAGCGACAACCAGCACGACTGGGTCGGGTCCATCGTCTGCGAACTGAGAAAAGACTCCAGCATCTCAGAATCTTTTCTCAGAAGCAAATTGCACGTAATCTCAAAAAACATTCAGTACATTTTGCCCAGATACATTGGCTCTCACACTAATTAAACTTTATTGCTATGATTAAGAAAATCACCAAATCCGATCTGCCTCCTATCCCGAGCATCGACAGGATGGCCAACAAAATCAACGAAAACTTCGAGTCCATCGAAGGGGGCGGCGCAACTCCGAGCGGCGCTGCCGGTGGCGATTTGACCGGGACCTATCCTAACCCGACTATCGGCACCGGGAAAGTGACAACCGACAAAATCGCCGACAAAGCCGTGACCGCTGCAAAGCTGGCTGACGGGGTTATTCCGAATGTTCCGACTTCTCTGCCTCCGTCCGGTTCTGCTGGTGGCGATTTGACCGGAAGCTACCCGAATCCGACTATCGGGAACGCAAAAGTTACTCTGGCAAAACTCGCGTCGGACGTTACCGCCAAACTGGTTACACCGCAGACCACGCCCACATGGGGAGCATCGGACACGGCCGAAGGCGTGCAGGCGAACCTGGTCCTGCTGGCAAACGCTCTGAAAACCGCCGGTATTCTGAAATAGCCATGCTTCTATCTCTGAGGCGAATCTATTTCGCGCCCACTTATACCATCGGGCGTTTAAGCATCCCGTCGGCATCCTTCGAGTGCGATACGCTGGAAGATACCGACCGGGATGCCAACGCCAATGGCGTATTCGACGGTCAGGAAGTCAAGATATACGGCAAGACGGCTATCCCTTACGGTCGCTATCGAATCGCCATGACCCAGTCGCCCAAGTTCTCGCCTCGATACGGAGACCGCAATGTCCCCCTGCTGCTGGATGTACCTCACTTTGAAGGAATACTCATTCATTCGGGGAACACGCCGGCCGACACGGAAGGTTGTATCTTGGTCGGAGAGAACAAGGTAAAAGGACAGGTCATCAACTCCCGGGCTACCCTGTTCCGCCTGCTTGACATTCTCGACGAGGCCGACTCCCGGGGCGAAGATATTTACATCACGATTCGGAAATGAAAATCATCTACAACTCCCTGATCCCGTTTCGCGGATATAAGGCTATGATGCTGTTCGGGGTCATATTCGCGCGCAAAAAGTTCAAGCCCCTGAGCGCCGTTACCGTCAATCACGAATCGATCCATGCGGCCCAAGCCAAAGACTGTCATGGATATTTCCTGTATTACTGCCGATATATCTGGCAATGGATATGCCACGGCTACAAGGGGAATCCTTTCGAAATAGAGGCCAAAACCCATGAACGGGATTTGAACTACCTCTACAACCGAAAGCCCGAGGCGTGGCGCGACATGATGTAGACATTCGCAGCGGTTCTTTGACATATTGGAATTACCGATCTGAGCAATGTGCAAAATTTACACATTGCAATTGCCGAGAACCGGGGGGATCATTGTGCCCCCCGGTTCATAATAGCTTGCGTATTTCACCAACAAATGCCTGGAAATTATAAGTTTGAGTTATACTCCGCCTGATTCCATAAATATATAAAAACAGGGCGTGAGATAAAATTTCCTATGTTTGTATTGACATATTGAATAGCATTAGCTATTGTTTTGTTGTGATTGTCGTGATTTGATGTAGAAAGCGGTAATTCCAATATTCGGAGTTACCGCCTTTTTTATGCCCGGGTGGATAGGTTCGGGCATTTTTATTTTACGGAAACATGAAAAACGTTGTTATAGCTTTAGCCCTGATTGCAGCCGCATTTCTGCTGGGGCGACGGAGTGTGAAGCCGGAAATCATCGAGATTCACCGGAAGGACACGGTGGTCGTGCGCGACACGGTCCGGGAAACTGTCCTCGTTCCCAAAGTCCGCTACCTGACCCGTGTCGATACGGTGTTGCTGAAAGTTCCGGGCGATACGGTGGAAGTCCCGGTACTGGTCCCGATTTCCCGAAATGTGTATGAAGGGGAAGATTACCGGGCCGTCGTGTCCGGTTTCCGCGCGTCGCTCGATACGCTCGATATTTTCCGAAAAACGCAGACCGTGACGAACACGGTCGTCCAGCGGGTCGAGGTTCCCGGCAAGCCCAAGCGCTGGGGAATCGGTGTGAGCGCCGGGTATGCTCTCACGCCTCAAGGGGTAAAGCCTTACATAGGAGCCGGAATCAGTTACTCTTTTATCACATTCTGATATGCCGAAAATATTCGTTAAACCGCTGACCGTAAACCGAGCATGGCAGGGTAAGAGATTCCGCACCTCCATGTATGATGCCTATACGACGGAGTGCCTATTGAAGCTGCCCGACATAGTGCTGCCCGAACCTCCATACGAAGTACACTATGTATTCGGGCTATCCACTTCTTTGGCCGACTGGGACAATCCGATCAAGCCCTTTCAGGATATATTGCAGAAAAGGTACGGATTCAACGACAAGGACATTTTCAGGGCCGTTGTCGAAAAAGTCAAGACACACAAAGGGGAGGAATTCGTTTATTTCGACATTAAGAACCTCACCGTACCATGAAATTATATAGATGAGCTTCCTTTCATGTCACCCAACAGCGAATTCAGGTGCATCACCCAAAATCTCAACTGGCTTGTGATATTGAGCAGATCGTTCTCGGTAGTCGGGTCGAATTTTTGGGCATAGCATCCTTCATGGACGAGCGCGATGATTTTGTCTACCTCATCGCGTGTTTTTGCTACCATGTCCCATGTCGGCATGATTAATTTCTCGTCTTCCACTTTGGATTCAGAAATACACAACTCCATACTGAACGGAGGAATCATTCTGAGCTGGCGGAATATCTCGCCCACCTTATCCGTCCCGTCGTCGAGTACCTTGTATATCTTATCGAACATTTTGTGCAGAGCCTCGTATTCGTGCCCTGTTACCATCCAATGCCTTCCTTTCACATTGGACTTGGTTACCTGCATTGTAGCAAGTATCGTGTCTAATTCTTTCTCCATTTTCAATCAAATCATTTTTTTCCCATTCTTAAAAATCAGCCGTCCGGTTCCCACCCAAATCGTCTGATTATCCTCGGTCTGTATCTTCAGTCCATAATCATTGCCGTTTTTCCTTCCCTTCAAGGATGTCAGAAAGAATTTGATACTCATTCCGTTTCCTCCATCCCTCCGGGCAAATTCCCGAATACACCGGTCAGGGACCAAGTCTGTCCGTAACTCGCATAGAATTGTTATTTTATCCTCGTTATCCATGAATTCATCGTTTCTACATCAAATCACAACTCAAAATGACAGGTCACTGTCTTTTATCTGACCTATGTACTTACCGTTCTTATCGTATAGCTTGATAACCCCTTTTTGCTTCTTTCCTCTCATTTTCAGCCGTCCCTGCTCATCATACACACGGATATTGTCCCGCTCTATTTCCACTCGTCCGACATTTCTACCGTCCTTATAAATGGTCTGTTTTTGTGTGGTCGGCGGCGCTGCCAGCCACATCAATGCAATCATTAGAATCGTTTTCATGTCTCTGCGTTTTAATGATGACGTTTTCCCCTGTAAAAGCGTGCCACAATCCTTTCACACTGCTAAATATACGGAATTATTCTGGTATCGTCATCGTCCCAATGCTTTGTATTATTTCGCCAGTTCAAACTCGATGCGCCAAACAAAAGGATTCCGTTCCCATGTGCCTCTCCCGGAAACCTTGTTGATAAGCGAGGCGAAGGCAGCACGGGGAGTATTGAATCCATTGCCGTTATTCCCATCATAGTCATAAAATTCGCGTGGTGGGAACTCGGTGTCGCCATAATCCCGATATATAC